GATAATCTTGTCAATAGTATTGCAGAACTTTTGAATGGAGAAGTTCAACATGTTATGCTTGTTGATTCAAGAGGTAATGTAAAAAAACGCATTATGATTACTTATGAAGAAGAAGAAACTACGCCATCAAGTTAAATCAAGATGGTATTATGTGTTCTGGGGAATTGCTACAGTTTCAGTGGTAGTAGGTCAGATCTATGTTGGGTCTGGATTCAGAACAATGTCTAACTCTGTAAATCAAGTATTGGAGAAATTAAATGAAGTACCTTCTAGCAGCAGCTAGTGCTCTTCTGGTTGCCTCTCCTGCCCTTGCACATGGTCCTAGAACTCGTGGGCATGGATATAAGCACACAGGCATCCATAGGCACTACCATTGCCACAAGAAGAAAGATATCTGCCACTGGCATAAACATTCTCACTGGGGCAAAGATGCTGGTCATCATGGAAAATGGTTTATGCATCATACCTATCCTCATAGGTATTATGATGACTATTGGTATCCTGCACCCTCTTGGGAAATTCACCTTCACTGATAAATTATGAAATCTTTGAAAACTCCTCTTCGTTATCCTGGGGGTAAGTCACGTGCCCTTACAAAAATTGTTCCTCATATCCCTGATCTGACAGGATACAAGGAATATCGTGAACCATTTCTTGGAGGTGCATCTGTAGCAATTCAGGTTTCTAAGATGTATCCAGATCTTAGTATCTGGGTAAATGATCTTTATACACCTCTTTTTATCTTCTGGCAGCAACTTCAGGAGAATGGTAAGGAAATGTGTAATTTTCTTTCTACCATCAAAAGATTTCATGACACAGTTGACAAAAGCAAGATGCTTTTCAACTCTTGTAAGCAACATCTCAATGATGACAGTAAGTCTGATTTTGATAAAGCATGTGCTTTCTATGTTGTGAACAAGTGTTCATTCTCAGGTCTTACTGAATCATCTTCCTTCTCTAAGATGGCATCTCAGAACAACTTCACTATGAGAGGTATTGAAAGACTTCCTGAGTTTCAAAAGATTATTTCTGGTTGGCAGATTACAAATCTGTCCTATGATGAACTTCTAGATGAATCATCTGAAAGAAAAGCATTCATCTATCTTGATCCACCATATGCTATTAAGGACAGTCTTTATGGAAAAAAGGGTAGTATGCACAAGGGATTTGATCATGATCAATTTGCCCTTGATTGCGCTGATTGTAGTATGGATATGCTCATCTCATACAACTCTGATCAGTTGGTAAAGAATAGGTTTGATAGTTGGTTCAGTGCTGAGTTTGATCACACCTACACACTTAGATCTGTAGGTAAATATATGCGTGAACAGAAAGATAGGAAAGAACTTTTGCTGCTGAATTATGAAAAATCTCTGGAGACTCTGGAGTTATGCTCTGGGAAGAAAGGAGGGTAGGAATGACAGAGAAGCAAATATTATTGCTGGCATACGCACCCTTGTTTTTGTGTCTTACATGGTCACTAACATTTTTATCATTTCTGGAGTGGTAAGACACTGGAATAACATTAAACCTATAGATAATGACAATGAACTTTTTTGCAAATCTTGATTCTTATGAAGATTATCTTCAGAAAAATCCTATCCATGAATTGTTGGGTATTGATCTAAATGAATATGGTGAGGTTCAAAAGAAGTTAGAACACTCACCTTTTCGTTCTGTTGATCCTAATCTGAAAGAAGCATTTGCTCCAGAACTTGATGATCTGGTTAGATTGCATCACCTTGTTACCTCTAGAAATGTGACTACTATTCTAGAGTTTGGTGTAGGTAAAAGTTCAATTGTATTTGATCATGCACTGAATTTGAACAAAGAGAGATGTTCCTCTTTTGTTGAAAATAATTTGAGGAGAAGCAATCCATTCCAATGTTTCTCTGTAGACAACAATGAAGAATGGATTGAAGTTTGTAAGAATACTGCAGAAACAAGTCACATCAATTACCACTATTCTCCTTGTTCTGTTTCTACTTTCAATGGAAGAGTTTGTACATATTTTGAAGACCTTCCCAACATTTGTCCTGACCTAATTTACTTGGATGGACCAGATCAATTCTCACCTGTTGGTGATGTAAGAGGAGTCACTACAAATCATCCTGACAGACTGCCCATGTCTGCTGACATCCTTGCAATTGAACATTTCTTATTGCCTGGTACTTTGGTTGTGGTTGATGGTAGAACTGCCAATGCTAGATTCCTTAAGTCTAACTTCCAAAGGAATTGGTCTCACTATCATGATGTAGAATTTGATCAGCATTACTTTGAATTGGTAGAAACACCACTTGGAGTTTATAATAAGAAACAGATTGATTATTGTCTAGGTGATGATTTTTATGAAAGACTTATTGATGATTATGAAAAACATTGTTGGTAAAGATACATGGAACTGAAAGATTGGTTGAATGCAGTCAACTTTACTAAGGAAGATCTGACTGAACATATCAAAGAATATCCACCATACATTGTGAACAGATGTTTGTCTGGTCATCTTGATTGTGTACTATTTGCTAATGAAATGAACAAGTATCATTTCCTAGACAAAGATATGCAATTTAACTTTTATATAAATATTCTGAGAAAGAGAAAGAGATTCTCTCCTTGGGTCCGCAAAGAAAAGGTCTCAGATCTAGAGTTTGTCAAGTCTTATTATGGTTATAATAATGAGAAAGCATCTCAAGCACTGAAAATCTTATCAAAAGAACAATTGGACTACATTAAACAAAAACTTGACACTGGTGGCAAAAGATGACTCAAACTGCTGAACCCCAGGTTCATTGGTCACAGGACAAAATGATTGAAATTGTCCTCAATGAACCAGATGATTTCCTTAAGGTAAGAGAAACACTTACTAGAATTGGTGTAGCTTCTAGGAAGGAAAAGAAACTTTACCAATCTTGCCATATTTTGCACAAGCAGGGTAAATATTACATAGTGCATTTTAAGGAGCTATTTGCTCTTGATGGGAAGTACGCTAACATTACTGTTAATGATGTTCAGCGTAGGAATCGTATTACTCGCTTGCTTGCTGATTGGGGTCTCATTTCAGTGGTGAAAGAAGATTCAATTATGGATATTGCACCTCTTAATCAGATCAAAGTTCTGCCATACAGAGATAAGAATGAGTGGACTTTAGAGCAAAAGTATAATATTGGTAAAAAAGGCAAGCAACAGGAGGAGGGTTAACCACACTCCTCTTTTTCTAGAAAGTGTTATAATTAGTACTGGATGCCTTAATGGGTCCACACAACTAAACTTGCTAGAAAAGGAGTTTTTCAAATGGGTAACCTCATGAAGTATCATGCTGGAGATCTGTCTCAATTGATGGACAGGATCAATAGACACAGCATTGGAATGGATGATTACTTTGATAAGATTTTCAAAGCACAAGCATCTAACTATCCTCCATACAACCTTGTTCAACTTAGTAATACTGAATCACATCTTGAGGTAGCACTTGCAGGGTTTAAAAAGGAAGAAGTCAGTGTTTACACAGAATACGGGAAGCTCTTTATTGAGGGCAAAAAGGATACGAAAGAGAAGGATGAAGACACTCACATCATCCACCAAGGTTTGGCTCAACGCAGTTTTAATCGTTCCTGGACAATCTCAGATGACACGGAAGTTAGATCAGTTACTTTTGAAGATGGGCTTTTGACTGTCATTCTTGGTAAAGTTGTGCCTGAGCATCATGCAAAGAAAAGTTGGCTCTGATATATAATAAGTATCGTCGCCGCTGGGAGATCTCTGGCAAAATCCAGGGAATCTCCCCATTTTTTTAGGAGTTATTATGGAAAATCTTAAGGTATTGGTTCTTGATAATATTATGCTTCTCACACAGATTGAGGAAGTATCTGGTGATTTAGGAACACCTGATTGCAAATTGACTGAACCTATGGTCATTGGTGAGCAGGATACTCTGTCTCCTTGGTTAGTAGGTGTCACCTCACAGAACACCTTCATGATTCACTCAGATAAGATCTTGACTATTGCTCAACCCAATAGTAAACTGGAGGAGAGGTACAAGAGTCTGGTGAAGGAATGAGGTTCTACACAAACGTTCAGATGGTTGGTAACAACTTTCTTGTTCGTGGTTATGAAGATGGACAGAAGAAGATCTATAAGGAAGAGTACCAACCAACTCTTTATGTCAAGTCTAAGAAAGAATCAAAGTGGAAGACACTAGAGGGTGACAATGTAGAACCCATTCAACCTGGAACTATCAGGGATTGTAGGGAGTTTTATAAGAAGTATGATGGTGTAGATGGTTTTCCCATCTATGGCAATGAAAGGTATGTTTATCAATATATTTCAGATAAGTATCCAGAGGAAGAGATCAAGTTTGATATCTCAAAGATTTCTCTGGTAACAATGGATATTGAGGTTCAGGCAGAGGAAGGATTTCCTGATCCTGAATCTTGTTCTGAAGAGATGTTGACTATCTCTATTCAGGACAATGCTACAAAGCAAATTATTACATGGGGGAGGAAACCATACACTCCCTCACAGAAGAATGTAACCTATCACCACCATGAGGATGAAGTGGGAATGCTGAATGCATTCCTATATTGGTGGACAAATAACACCCCTGATGTTATCACAGGGTGGAATGTGAGGTTGTATGATATCCCATACCTGTGTGGAAGAATCAGCAGGATTATGGGTGAGAAGAAGATGAAACTTCTGTCACCTTGGGGACTAGTTTCTCAGGATGAAGCTTACATTTCTGGCAGAAAATTCAATGTTTATGATATTGCTGGACTTACGACACTGGACTATCTTGAACTTTATAAGAAGTTCACTTACAAAGCTCAGGAGTCTTACAGACTGGACTACATAGCCCAGGTAGAGTTGGGTCAGAAGAAACTTGATCATAGTGAGTTCAATACCTTCAAAGATTTCTATAGGGGTAATTGGAAGAAGTTTGTAGATTACAACATCATTGACGTGGAACTTGTTGACCGTTTGGAAGACAAGATGAAACTGA